GACGGAATACCCTGGATGTAGCCTTGCTCTACCGACCCACCGCGAAACTCCCACTTTACGTTCGGGAAGTTCATATTGCCCTGAGGGTCTTGCAGCGGGGTGTTGTCGAGGTAGATATCCTGCGCTGTTGGATTGCCGGCGAACTCGCCCTCTCCCATTGCGATCAGGATCTTCGCAACGGCCACCGAGCGCAGACTGTCGGGTGCCTCGGTTGGGGTTTTCGGCTTGTCCGATCCGCCCTTGGCGCCGTAAATATCAAGCTGCTGTGCTGCGCCCATGCGTTTTCTCCAGGCGGAAAAAAACCGCCAACGGCGGTCGGGAGTTCTTTGTTTTGGTGCTTAAGGCATTACTTCAACAGAAACGCCAGTGCACTGATGACACACAAAATTCCAGCAAGAACGGAAAATATCAAAGCCGCATCTGGCGAGCTTGTTGCCCGCGCGATCCGCACCCTCCTCACTCATATTCCCATCTGCCTTGACCCGATGATTGGGACTATAATTAACCAATGTTCTTCTCCTTGGTCCTGACAAGGGGTTGAAATAAAAACCCCCGGTACGTTGCGAGCGTCCGGGGGTTTTGCTTTGTCTGGCGCGGCGATCTGCTGATCTTCTGCGGCTCAGAGTGTCGGTTTCCCGACTATTTGAAGTGTTCCGGTTTTAGTGGGTGGTTTTGCCGGGCTTGAAGTCTCACATCTGGTCTTCGGCATAGATAGCGGCACTGATGATCGCGCCACCCCACCGCCGTTTGCCGACACAGAGCGGTACCGGGTTGCCGGATGCAGTCGTGTTCTTGGCGCTCCCGAACGCGTAACCCGGCGTGTTCTCGGGGGCGGCGCTGGTTTTCAGCCCGCCTGCTTGAGGGCTCAGCATCTGGATCACGCCGCCAGCTACAAGGCCGATGCCCGCACCAATAAGAGGAGCACCAAAAGGCGTGGCAGAAGCGAATACGCCTACGACGATTAAAATTGCCCCGACGATGGTCTGGAGGATGCCGCCGCGCTTGCTGCCAACGATAACTGGCGCGATACGGATATCGCCGGCACCGCTGTAGTTGAGCTCTCCCTCGCCGATATTCTTCCCTTTTCGAAACACCGCAAACTCCAGCCCTCTGGATTTGGCATTTGAAATAAAACGCTCGAAGCCAGGTATCTGAACGCAGAGCGCTTTTATTGCTTCTGCTGGGGACTTCACCGCGAGCCTAAAAGAAGTTCCAAATTGCCGAAGCTGGCCGTGCAGGCGAATCGTGGTCAAGGGTTGATAATTGATAGCCGACGTGTGCATCGCTTTTCTCCAGGCAATAAAAAAACCGCCTCGTAGGCGGTTATTTTTGACGTTGGTGTCAGTTGTAGTCGACGTAGGGACCGATGTAGAAACCGCCAACATCACCACTGATTCTATAAAGGCTTTCCTTCCCAGCTTGAACATTCGCTGAAATGGTCCGGATCGCCGCTCCTGCACACAGCCCTGAACCTGCAAGCCCAGCGCCGATACTCGGAGCACCGGCGGGAAGGTAGAAGCTCGCACGCTCACCGGTACCAATTTTTGCCGCCTTGCGCCCGTCCACGTAGACGACGATATCGCAGCCAGACCCCACCATGCCCGAGTCACGCACTACGGTGACTTTCCCACTTTCACCGGCAGGCTTGGACTGGAAGGCGTAAAGTTCATCGGACGGAACCGGACTTGCCTCCCTCACCGAAATCGCCGATGACGCACACCCCGCCAACAGCATTACAGCCACAGCCCCTATCAAAATGCGCATGATTCTTCCTCGTCCTGAAAGGTGGTGACTGTAGCGTGACGTCATGCAGGCAGCCACAGCTAAACCTCCAGCTTTGGCCAATTGAATTTGTAATTGAGGGGAGGCAACTCGTAATGCTCTGCGAGGTATAGCGCCAGCATCTCGCCTTCCTTGGCATACGCCGCGGCTTTATCAGCCGTTGGAAACCAGCTCACCCAAAGCGTATCAAGGGGGAAAACTTTTTCGAATGAAAAGTAGTTGAACCGCCAGCCTGCCATATGGCCCGCAGCCCCGGTGTTTCGTGCGCACCGCACAAATGCACCGAGGCGACGACGTAGGTTATCTGACTCGCCGATGGTTAGAACCCCATGCTCGTCACTACCCACGGCACGCTTGAGCTCCCGGCCGGTGCTGATGATATAGGCACCAGGTGCGGACGGTGCATTTTGAAATTGTTCGGTCAGCTTGAGCCATTCAGGTTCCCAACCTTCCCAATTTTTGACCTTCATCACTCGCCTCCAATGCTAAAGGCACAACGATATCACGGCCTGTACGAATTCCCAGTAACGCCCAGTACCTGCTGAGTAGTAGCCTTCTGCCTCCACGCAGCGGATAACTCCCAGTCCTTTGCCTGCAAGCCCAAGGACAGGGATTGCGCCAAGTTCGGCGCGTACCACTATGGAGATAACAATGGATCAGAGCGAACTGAACCAGAACCTGATTGACGCCGTGAATGCGCATGGATCTGACCTACAAAACCTGAACTGCGTTATATCTGGCCTAGTTCATCAGTTGGCAACTGCACAGGGAAAGGAAGGTCTTGAAGCCGCCGGGGTATTCGCCCTGAGAGTCGCAGAAGCAATGCCAAAAGCCGGGCCAGTGCGCCCGAACCCAAAGACGATCTCCGAATTCTTCAGCGAGCATCCAGCGGGCTAAGCCCCAATTCGTTCTCCAGGCGGGAAAGCCGGCGCTCCAGCAGGTCGGCTTTCTCCTCTACATCTTTTCCAAATCCTTCTGGCAACTCAATGCCAAATCTGTGAGCGGTAATCAAATGCTGACTCACGCCGACATCTATACCAGCTGCATAGGGCTTTCCAGACTCCGTCATTCCCATTTTCAATTCGTACATATCGATCTCTCGCGGCCCACGCCGCATCATGTGGCTGAAGGTGCATCTATGTGCCTGAGGATCAGTCGCGTCCGGTCAAGCCATGGCCCACCGAAGACGATGATCTCGCTCGGGCGACCGTAGAGGTGGTGCAACAGGAATGGCCCAGGCCCGAAGGTTGGGGCATCCTCGCCAGACAGCGCCGGGGCGGCGCCGAGGAAGATGCCTGCATGGTTCGGGTGAACCGTGCGGCCGACCGTCATAACGATCATGTCACCGCGCTGCGGCCGATCCACACGAACGAAGCCGGCCTCCTCATAGTTCGATTCGTACAGGCTCTCGGCCTCGGCACTCTCCCACCAGCCTTCCTCCCGCTTGAAGGCTTGGAACTCCAACCCCCACTCGCGCTTGTACCAGTCCGCGCAGACCTGCCAGCAGTCCCACGCGCCATGCACGAAGGGACGGTTTAGCAGCGGCGTATACCCGGTCGGAGTGATGCTTCGCAGGTCACCTTCCGGCCAGCTCAGAATGTGCCAAGGCAGCTCCGTCACCTCGCACATAGCCAAGTCATGGGGTGACGGCCGGCTGGTTGCGTCCGGGTGCGTGTGGAAGATGCCGATCACCTCGCCCACGTCTTCCGCCGCGGCGTAGTCCTCCGGATCGATTCGAAACTCCTCGGTAGGCTCGGTAGCGATGTTCCGGCATGGGTAATATTTCTGCTTCCTGCCAACCGCCAGCAGCAGCCCGCAGGCCTCACGCGGATATTGCGCGGCCGCATGCGCCGCCATTGCGGTCAAGATGTGCTTGCGCATGGTCAGCTCCGTGCAATCAGGGAAACCGCGGGGAATCCGCCGTGAGGAAGTTCGTTGTTCTCGCCGAAGTGCAACTTGCAGGACTTCAACCCGCCCTTGCATTGGTCTTTGCTCGGGTCGTCCGTGGGGTTGTCGTCGTCATCGAACATCGCGCTGCCGGTGTAGCCACAGTTCGGCCCCCGGTAGCCGCCGGTCATCGCCCAGTGGCAGAAGGTCGTCATCTGTCGCCCGGGCAGTCCGTGATTGTCGATCTCCCCCGGCGATGAAAGCTCCCACTGCACGACCTCCCCGTCTTCACCGGTCTTCTGGTCGATGAACCAGATTTCCAGCGCCTCTTGAGTCGGGTCGGCAGTCGGATTGCCCTCGGGGAAGTTCACGGCGTCCAGGTACTGCGCCATGGTCTCGCGCACGGTGAGCTGAAATTTCAGCAGATCGTCGAAGGCCAGGCACAGTGCCGTGATGCGTCCATTCACGTTCCCGGCCATAAAAGTGGGCCGCGTCGCGCTGCCGTTGCTGTCGGC